AAGGAATGAGAAGAATAAGAATCATGATTTAACATATTTCATTGCACTAGAACCTGATTCTACATTTGGATAATGAAAGTATCTAAACAAGTAGAAGATAGTGTAAAGGAAGCTATTGAATCTCTTCGCAATGCATTGGCATTTGCAGCAAGAACCGAAGAACCATACATTGCAAAACATATTGCAGATAAGATTATGGAACTTGATGGTCTTATTAAAGTTAATCAACTATTGGATGATCTGGAGGAAATTCGTGAGAATCACACAAAAGATAATTGATCAAATTCAAGTGGCAATGACTCACACCAAAATGAATGGTGAGACTAATTGGAAAGATGGTGATGAGATTGATGTGTGTCTTGGTGGCACATTTGCAGGTGATAAGTTTATTAGTATCATAAACAGAACACGTAGCAACACTACTAAAAAATGAGATTTAAAGCAACTGTAAATGTTAGATTAAGAGGATCCGTATCGGATGCTGCTGGTAATGCTGTGATGAATAATACTCATAGGGTTGCTGAAGGTCTTCAATCACATCTCTTACGGATTGGTAAGGTGATTGATTATTGGTTTGATGCAGAAGATTATGAAACAGCAGAGAAAGAGTTGTATAAACTTAGTGATTTGTTGTTGGCAAATACTGTAGTAGAAGATTGGAGTTATGAACTTTGTGAAACTGAAGAAACTGGAATAGGAAATATATCAAATGATAATGCTGGTACTTCAAAACATTCTATATTTGATTAATGAAAAAAGCATGGAGGATTTGGAAGTATGCGTTGGGTAGTTTCGCTGATACGAGAACTAAACGATACGACAATCACATTGTTTTGGTACGTTCTGTTATTTTCTTTTCTTACCTCATTACTAATTGTTTTATTGTTGGTGGGGTAATTAGACATTGGAACAATTAAGTGTTAGAATTTTATTATGAACATTTTCGTTACCCATCCAGACCCACATATATCAGCAAAAGTATTGCCTGATAAGCATGTGGTCAAGATGCCTTTAGAGACATGTCAAATGCTCTCTATTGTCTTTTCACATTGGTATTATGATTGGGGTGATGATTTAGTCAAAAAGAAAGATGGAACCCCTTACTCGGTCAAGAAAGGGGCATTCAGGAACCATCCTTGCACCCAATGGGCAGCAGCAAGTATATTCAATACTGCATGGTTAATACAACATGGTTGTGCATTATCTGATGAGTACACACATCGTTATGGTAAGTTGCATGGATGCCATAAAGCATTGTTTGAGGCAAAGAAAACATTCCATAAATTTGCAGGAGAAGTAATTACATGCTATTGTATGGTGGAGTCCTTTACTCGTGCAATGCCTGATGAGTATAAACATGACACAAGCATTGACACTCTTACTGCTTACAAAAATTACATTAGCAGCAAACCTTGGGTTGCATCTAATTATTTACGTGACCCATCCAGAAAACCAAATTGGTTATGATTAATGAGTGATTTTATTTGGGTTGAGAAATACAGACCCCAAACAATTGAAGATTGTATCTTACCAGATAGTATTAAGAAAACCTTTCAGGAATTTCTAAATAAAGGTGAGATACCAAACATGTTATTGTCTGGTCCACCTGGCGTTGGAAAGACCACAGTAGCAAAGGCACTATGTAAACAATTAGGAGTAGACTATTATGTGGTTAATGGATCGGATGAGGGAAGGTTTCTTGATACAGTTCGGAATAACGCCAAGAATTTTGCGTCTACAGTATCTCTCACAAGTGAGTCGAGACACAAGGTTATCATCATCGACGAGGCAGACAATACCACTTCCGACGTACAGCTCCTTTTGCGAGCGAGTATTGAGGAGTTCTCCAGAAACTGCAGATTCATTTTTACCTGCAATTACAAGAACAAAATCATTGAACCCCTCCATTCAAGATGTGCGGTCATTGATTTCTCATTCAAAGGAAGAGAAAAGCAAGAAATCGCAACATGCTTTTTCAAACGTATTAACTCAATTCTGGAACAAGAAAGAATAGAATCAGATAAGAAGGTTGTAGCAGAATTAATTAATAAACACTTTCCTGATTGGAGGAGAGTACTAAATGAGTTGCAAAGATATTCAGTAGGAGGTAAGATAGATAGTGGTATACTTGCTTACTTTAGTGATGTAAAAGTTAATGATCTCATTAAAAACCTCAAAGAAAAAAACTTCCCTGAAGTTCGGAAGTGGATTGTTTCTAATTTGGATAATGATTCTAGTGTATTACTGCGTCGCATTTACGATAGTCTTAACGAATCCCTTGTCCCTGCCTCTATTCCTGCTGCCGTTCTTGTTATTGCGAAGTACCAGTATCAAGTAGCATTCGTTGCAGATCAGGAGATAAATATGCTTGCATGTCTTACAGAGATTATGGTTGAATGTAAATTCAAATGAATTGTTTTGGATGGTTAGGAATTATATTGATTATTAGTGGACTTTGCTCTGGAGTTATTGCTTACATTGGTATTATGGAGTTAATTAAATGAAAGAAGAATTGTTAGAACTGATCAAAGAAAGGGGTTATCGTAAAGGTGACTTCACACTTTCTTCTGGTAAGAAAAGTGAACACTATGTAAATTGTAAACCTATCATATTAACTGGAAGAGGACTTACCTTGACCAGTTTATTAATGTTAAAAGAGGTTCAAACAAATGTAGTAGCAGGTCTTACTCTTGGTGCTGATCCATTAGTTAGTGGAGTTTCATTAGTATCTGCTCTAGATGGTAGAATGGTTAATGCTTTAATCATTCGTAAAGAACCTAAAGGATATGGTACTGCATCTCAAATAGAAGGTCCATTACCTGTTAAGGGATCAAAGATAACTGTATTAGAGGATGTTGTCACTACAGGTGGATCTTCTATCAAAGCAGTTAAGGTTCTACGGGATGAAGGTTACATAGTTGAACGTGTAGTCTCAATAGTAGATAGACAAGAAGGGGGTAAGGATGCTATGATGGATAATGATTTAGAACTTTGCAGTTTATTTACAATCGAGGATCTAACAAAATGATAGTAGTTTACGTTATCGTTGGACTTTTATTTTTCCTACTTGGTTGGGGTATTTGGCTAACCTTTGGTCCTGGTAAAACAGAACTCAGAGATTCTATTGATGAACATGCTAAAATGCATGAACTAGGTATCGCACATGGTCATGGTGGAAACCAAGGTGCATATGAGATGTCTGGTAAACTTGAACAAAATCACAATCATGAAAACATTAACGAAAAAAGAAAGACATCAAGTGAAATCTAGATGGTATTACCTATTCTGGGGTGCAGCAACTGTATCAGTATTTGCAGGTCAGATGTATGTTGGATCTGGATATCGTCAGATGTCAAAATCTTTTAATCGCATCGTGGATGCTGTAGTAGTAGAAATACAAAAAGGACCATACGATAAACTTTATTAATGTTATGAAAGCATTGAAAACTCCTCTTCGTTATCCTGGTGGTAAGTCTCGTGCTGTTACAAAGATGGCACAATACTTTCCAGATATGAGAGAGTATGTAGAATTTCGTGAACCATTCTTGGGTGGTGGAAGTGTTGCGATACACATGACTAAAATGTATCCGCATTTAAAGATTACGGTTAATGATTTGTATGAACCATTAATAAACTTTTGGATTCAGTTGCAAACCTTTGGTGATGAGTTGACTGATAAAATACGTAATTATAAATCAACTCATCCAGATCCAGATTCTGCTAAAGAACTTTTTTTAGAATGTAAAGAAGCAATCAATGACAAGAGTTTAGATTGTATAGAAAGAGCAGCAGCATTTTATATCGTTAACAAGTGTAGTTTTTCTGGACTCACTGAATCATCTTCATTTTCTAAACAAGCATCTGTCTCTAATTTCTCTATGAGAGGAATTGAGAAACTACCTGGTTATTCTGAAATAATATCTCATTGGCATATTAATTCATATTCCTATGAGTACTTGTTAACTGATAAGGTTCATGATGGTATATTCATGTACCTAGATCCTCCTTATGATATTAAAGATAATCTTTATGGTAAGAAGGGTGCAATGCACAAAGGTTTTAATCATGATCAATTCGCTGCTGATTGTGATAATTCTGAAATAGATATGTTGATAAGTTATAATTCTGATCAGTTGGTTAAAGATAGATTTAATAAGTGGAATGCTGGTGAGTTTGATTTAACTTATACTATGCGTTCTGTTGGAGAGTATATGAGAGAACAAAAACAAAGAAAAGAATTATTACTGTTTAACTATGATAAACAACCAAAAATTAAGTTATCCTTCGATGGGTGTTATAAATATGACAAACTCAAAAAAGAAGGTCTTGTTTCATGAGTGATGAACATATAAATGATTTGTGGGAAGATATGGATCGCCTCAATGCATTGTACGAAGAGATGATGTGGGACTATGATCATCTTTTAGAATTTGTTCCCGATCATGCTAATAATTGTATTATTATTAGAAACAAAAGTATGGACATGGAGAAAATGTAGTGAATGTAATTTGTTATTCGTATTTGAAAAATAAACATGATCATATAAATGACCATGAATTAAAACGTCTTGATCACAGTATCCGTTCATTAAGAGAGTTTAATAATGAAATACCTGTTTATCTTTTTTGTAATGACCCTGATTTTATTCCCCCCTATTTCCGTCTTACTTACAATGTAAGAGTCTTACCGTTTGAGGATGGATTTGATTTTAGTATGCTTAGTGCATGGTCAATTCATAGATGGTATAATCTGAAGTATTTTAAAGATCAGTCTTGTAATATTCTTTACTTGGATTCTGATACTGTCTTCTATGATGACGTACAATATATCTTTGATACTTATTCAAGGTATGATGTATATGGTAGAGAAGAATTTGGATTTAGACACGATCCCAACACTGGTGGTGGTAAGGGTATAAGAGAAGCATTAAGTAAAGTTGATAAAGCAATCTATGCTCTTGGTGGTAAGGAGGAGATTTATAAGTATTGTTGTGGTGTGATGTTGCTTAATAATGATATTCATATTAAGATTGTAGATAAGTTAGATGAACTGACAGAGTTGATGAACATCTTCAAAAATGGTGCTCAACTGATGCCTATTCCAAACTCACGTATTGTTGATCAGTATGCAGTTTGGATTCTATTAAGTCGTCTTTCATCTACAGGTGGCATGTTTGGTATACAGGATGTTACAATGGGATATGTTGAACAAAAACATCAAGAGTTCTTCAATCCAGTCATATTACATTACACTACTAAAGGTGAGCAGAAGTTAGCTGCTGCTGATGATAGGTTTAGTAATTTGAAAAGAGATGTTGATGAACTCGGTGAAGAAATTGATCCTTATCATGTATTATGACAGAACTAAAAGATTGGTTAAATTCTATTAACTTTAATAAGAACAATCTTATTGAAGAAGATCCTTCTGTTATTAAAGATTATCCTCCATATATTATCAATCGTTGTTTGTCTGGACATCTTGATTGTATTATGTTTGTGAATGAGATGAATAGATATTCGTCTTTAGATAAAGATATGCAATATTCTTTTTATCTAAATACTTTGAGGAAAAAGAAGAGATTCTCTCCCTGGCTCCGTAAGGATAAAGTCACGGATCTCCAATGTGTAAAACAATACTATGGTTATAGTAATGAGAAAGCGTCTCAAGCACTGAAAATCTTATCAAAACAACAACTCGACTACATTAAACAACGACTTGACACTGGAGGATCGCAATGACTGTTACCACAGCAGAACCTACTATACAATGGTCTCAAGACCAAATGGTAGAAGTTCTTTTAAATGAACCAGATGATTTTTTAAAGGTAAGAGAAACACTCACAAGAATTGGAGTAGCAAGTAGAAAAGAAAAGAAATTATATCAGTCCTGCCATATTCTTCATAAGCAGGGAAGATATTTTATAGTTCACTTCAAGGAGTTATTTGCTCTCGATGGTAAACACGCTAACCTTACTGTTAACGACGTTCAGCGTCGGAATCGTATTACTCGTCTCCTTGCTGATTGGGGTCTCATATCCGTAGTAAAACCAGAATCGGTTGCAGATATTGCTCCACTTAATCAGATTAAAGTATTAGCATACAAAGATAAAGGTGACTGGATACTAGAACAAAAGTATAATATAGGTAAGAAAGGAAAAACCCAAGAAGAATGAATGGTCGCCTAGACAAAGTGGAGATGACTGCCAAAGTCACAAGAATGAAAAATGGTGTAGATAGTAAAGCATGGTATCCTGAATGGGATAACCGTCAAAGAGGTGCTGCTTCCCGTATACTCACAAATGTATTAGAACAATTGGATGAGTATTGGATGTAGAAACCGAACCTATTTTTATTAGGTAGTGTTATAATTAGTATTGGATGCCGAAAGGATCCACAATTCACACTCGCTTTTAAAGGAGACTATTATGACTAACCTAGCAAGGTATCATGCTGCTAATCTTCCAGAACTTATAGAGAAGATTAATCGTAACAGCATAGGACTAGATGATTATCTCAATAGATTTTGGGACGAATCAACTAAAGAGAATTATCCCCCTTATAATATTGTTCATGTAAACAACGTCGAATCTAGACTAGAGATTGCTCTCGCTGGATTCAAGAAAGATGAAGTTAAAGTTTACACTGAATATGGTAAGTTAAATGTAGAGGGGCAGAAGGAAGAGAAGGACGATAAGACTTATGCTCATCAAGGGCTAGCACAAAGATCTTTCAGTAGGTCATGGGCAATCTCTGATGATACTGAAGTTAGAGATGTTAATTTTGAGGATGGATTACTTACAGTTGTTGTGGGTAAGATTGTTCCAGAACATCATGCACGTAAGGACTGGTTATAAATATAATTGAGTTCGAGATGGATCAGCACCTTGTCAATTGACAGGGTGCTTTTTCTTTGTTATAATATCAGAGTCGTAAGTTTTCGCTACCTATGACTGCTGCAATCCCCTTTGGTAGTTTCAGGATTGGAGGCGATAGGAAACTACCATTCTATTAACCAATATAAAAATGGCTATTAAGTTACTGCTACTGAAATCAGGAGAAGATGTCATTGCTGACGTTACTGAAATGGTAGTAGGTGAGGAAGAAGAAAGAAGAGTTGTTGGGTATTATCTTGATAAACCATGTATTGTAAAAATGCAAAACCCTCAACTTCAAAAAGAAGAAGGTCCAAAAAAACAATCGGGTTTTCAAGTCTCTTTGTTTCCTTGGATGCCTCTATCTAAAGATCAAAAGATTCCTGTTACTGCAGACTGGGTTATCACCATTGTTGAACCAGTAACAAAGTTGACGGAAATGTATGTTGAAGATATTATAAATTATAAAAAAGATAAACCCGAAGAAGGAAGACTAGTAGGACATGGCAAATGATTATTAAACTATTAATTCTAGCAAACGGTGATAAGTTAATTACACAACTTGTAGAAGTTGCTCCTATTGATATAGGAGATCCTAATTGCAAATTGATTGAACCATTTCTTGTAAATGAAGATAATACCATATCACCTTGGTTGGTAGGATGTACTAATGATAATGAGTTCATGATGTCATCTGATAAGATACTGACACTTGTTGAACCAAAACCCACTTTACTTGAAAAATATCAAGACCTACTTAAATAATGAAATTCTACACCAATGTCCAACTGATCGGAAACCAGTTCTTGGTCCGTGGAGTTGAGAATGGTACGAGATATGAACATCGTGACGAGTTCTTTCCGACTTTATTTGTCAAGTCTAAAAGGAACACTAAATATAAAACGTTGAATGGAGAAGCAGTTGAAACGATCAATCCAGGTTCAGTACGAGATTGTAGAGAGTTCTATAAGAAATATGATGGAGTTGAGAACTTTGAGATATATGGCAATGACAGATACATATATCAATATATCTCGGAGAAGTATCCTGAAGATGAGATCAAGTTTGACATCAGCAAGATTAAACTTGTTACTTTGGATATTGAGGTTGCGTCTGAGCAAGGGTTCCCTGATGTGGAATCGTGCGTCGAAGAAATTCTGGCAATCACAATACAAGACTATACAACTAAACAGATTGTTACTTGGGGAGTTAAACCCTTTAAAAATGATAGGAAGGATGTAACATATTATCATTGCCCCACTGAATATGATCTATTAAACAATTTTATTAATTATTGGATGCGTGATGTTCCAGATGTGATTACTGGATGGAACATACAACTATATGATATACCTTACATATGCAAACGTTTGAGAAGAGTGCATGGTGAGAAGTTGATGAAGAGGATGTCACCTTGGGGATTGTGTAGTGAAGGTGAAGTTCATATCATGGGACGTACTCATACCACATTTGATGTTGGTGGTGTTACTCAATTAGATTACCTTGACTTATATAAGAAGTTTACATACAAGGCACAAGAATCATATCGGTTGGATTATATTGCTAGTGTAGAACTTGGGCAGAAGAAGTTAGATCACAGTGAGTTTGACACTTTTAAGGACTTCTACACAAAAGGTTGGCAGAAGTTTATTGAATATAATATAGTAGACGTTGAACTTGTTGACCGTCTGGAAGACAAGATGAAACTCATTGAACTTGCTCTCACTATGGCATATGATGCTAAAGTGAACTATAATGATGTTTTTTATCAAGTAAGGATGTGGGACAACATCATTTACAATTACTTGAAGAAAAGGAATATTGTTATTCCACCAAAAAACAAATCTGTAAAATCAGAAAAATACGCAGGTGCTTATGTCAAGGAACCGATTCCAGGAAAGTATGATTGGGTGGTTAGTTTTGACCTCAATAGTCTGTACCCTCATCTTATTATGCAGTATAATATTTCCCCAGAAACCCTCTGTGAAGCAAGGCATCCAACCGCTACAGTTGCTGGACTCCTCCAGAAGGAGATAGAGATTGGTGGTGAGTATGCTGTGTGTGCTAATGGAGCACAGTATAGAAAAGATGTTCGTGGGTTCCTACCAGAACTTATGGAGAAGATGTACAGTGATCGTGTCATCTTCAAAAAGAGAATGATTCAGGCAAAGAAGGACTATGAAAAGAAACCAAGTAAAGTACTTACCAAAGAAATTGCGAGATGCAACAATATCCAGATGGCGAAGAAGATATCTCTTAACAGTGCTTATGGTGCTATTGGCAATCAGTACTTTCGATATTACAAACTGGCTAATGCTGAAGCCATTACCTTGAGTGGGCAAGTATCCATTCGTTGGATAGAAAACAAAATGAATCAAAAGATCAATAAGATCTTAAAAACGGAGAATGTTGATTATGTTATTGCTTCTGATACCGATTCCATTTATCTTAACTTGGGTCCTTTGGTTGAAACTGTATACGAGGGCAGAGAGAAAACTAATGAAGGCGTTGTCACGTTCCTTAATAAGGTCTGTGAAATGGAATTCGAACCTTTTATTGAAAGTTCTTACCAAGAACTGGCGACCTATGTAAATGCATATGATCAGAAGATGGTCATGGCACGGGAAAATATTGCTGATCGTGGTATCTGGACTGCCAAGAAAAGATATATCCTGAATGTATGGGATAGTGAGGGTGTTCGATATGAAGAACCCAAACTAAAGATGATGGGTATTGAGGCAGTTAAATCATCCACACCTGCACCATGTAGGGCAATGATTAAAGATGCACTCAAACTCATGATGAATGCTACTGAAGAAGATGTTCAGAAGTATATTGAGGAATGTAGAACCAAGTTTAGAAAACTTCCACCAGAAGAAATATCATTTCCACGTTCCGCATCTAATGTAGAAAAGTATAAAGCACATGCTACAATATATGCAAAAGGAACTCCTATACATATACGTGGTGCCTTATTGTATAACCACTATGTTAAACAACATAAGTTAGATAATAAGTACTCTCTCATTCAAAATGGGGAAAAAGTTAAGTTCTGCTATCTGAAGAAACCAAATATTATTCATGAGAATATTATTTCCTTTATTCAGGACTTTCCCACAGAATTAGGTCTTGACAAGTATGTTGATTATGACCTACAATTTGAGAAGTCTTTCGTAGAACCACTCAAGATTATTCTTGATGCGATTGGATGGAATGTAGAGAAAACTGTAAACCTAGAAATGTTTTTCACCTAATGGATCTACCTATTAACGATAAAGATTTAGCAACAATTATCAATGCACTTTCTCTTGGTGGGGATACAAGACTTTATCATCTTTTAAAGGAAGTGAAACAGGTTAGAGAACTTGAGGAGGATGGGGGTGTTACTGCATGACATCTTTAGAAGAAAAAATTAAAACTGCTGAAGAGCGAATTAAGGAACTTGAACTTTTAATTAGTTATTGGAAAAAACAAAATGGACTTTCTTAAAGAAATAGTAAAGGAGATAGGGGATGACTTCACCCAACTCGCAAGAGACATCGACGGAGAAGAACAATATATTGACACGGGTTCGTACATTTTTAACGGACTCGTTTCAGGTAGTATATTTGGTGGTGTATCTAGCAACAAGATTACTGCTATTGCTGGTGAAAGTAGCACAGGAAAAACTTTCTTCTCCCTCGCAGTTGTCAAGAATTTTTTGGATAGTAATCCTGATGGTTACTGTCTCTATTTCGATACTGAAGCTGCCGTCAACAAACCACTCCTTGAGTCTAGAGGAATTGATCTCCAAAGGCTCGTTGTTGTCAATGTGGTAACGATTGAGGAATTCCGTACCAAGGCATTAAAGGCAGTTGATATATATTTAAAGACCAACACAGAAGATCGCAAACCCTGCATGTTCGTGTTAGACTCTTTGGGAATGCTTTCTACCGAAAAAGAGATCAGAGACGCACTTGATGACAAACAAGTTCGTGACATGACTAAATCTCAATTAGTGAAGGGTGCATTCCGAATGTTAACTCTCAAACTCGGTCAAGCAAATGTCCCCCTCATTGTCACAAACCATACGTATGATGTCATCGGAGCTTACGTCCCAACGAAAGAAATGGGCGGGGGTTCTGGACTCAAGTATGCAGCGAGTACAATCATATATCTCGGCAAGAAAAAAGAAAAAGATGGAAAAGAAGTCATCGGAAACATTATCAAAGCAAAGACTCACAAATCACGTTTAAGTAAAGAGAATAAGCAAGTTGAGATACGTCTATTCTATGATGAACGTGGTCTTGACAGATACTATGGTCTTCTAGAACTAGGAGAACTTGGTGGTCTGTGGAAGAATGTTGCTGGTCGTTATGAGATGAATGGTAAGAAGATATATGCTAAACAGATACTTGCTAATCCAGAAGAGTACTTTACTGATGATGTGATGCAAGCATTAGATGAGATCGCACGGAAGGAATTTAGTTATGGGTCATGAACAATATAAAGGTATTAAAAACTGGAATAGATGTAACTAAAATCAAAGAACAATTAGATCAGTATCCTGATGATTGGTATATCCAACGTAAGGGTGCTGATACTTTATTGGAACGTGGTTATGCTGATATTGAAGTGGGTAATCTTCAGTTGATAATGGGAGCAGTTGTAAAGAAAGAAGATTTTGTAGGAGATTCTGAATTAAGTAGACCTACTCCTGCATATGAAAGACATACGGAAGTTGTAAAACTAATAAAGAAAGAGATACCTAATAGAGAAATTCATAGATGTGGATTCCTTTCACTTCCTATTGATGGATATGTTGGTGCTCATATTGATGAGGGAACGTATTATCATACAAGAGATAGATATCATCTTTCTATTGCAGGACAGTATCAATACTTCGTAGGAGGTGAGAAATATATAGTTGACGCAGGGACACTTTTCTGGTTTAATAATAAGATGCCACACGGTGCTGTGAATCTTGGTGAAGAGACCAGGATAACTTTTGTATTTGATATGCCACATGGATAAAGTCGAAATACTTATATTAAAGAATCTTCTTTATAATGAGGAATATCTTCGTAAGGTAATTCCTTTTATCAAGAATGATTATTTTGAGGATATAAATCAGAAGATTATATTTGAGGAGATATTAAATTTTGCAGAGGAGTATAATCAACCTGCGACAAAGGAGATATTATG